CATTGACCTTAAGTCCAAGACCATTAAGCACATGGGTCATTTCAACGTACCGAGCATTGGGGACTATGATATCGTCCCCAAATACTCTGACTTGGCCACGTAACTTTCGGATCTTCGTCCAAGTGACACGGCCCTTGATGGAAACACCAAGAGCTATGCACAAAAAGACGAAGGTCTGTACCGGAAACGTGGTTGCTGTTCCCTGCGAGGCAAACTTCTTAAGTCTTAAGAAGCTTGGATTCCTAGAGATATCATCTCTAAGAAGCCTCGTTCGTGCGGCGTGCAGATGGTGCAGAAGAGAAGGATTCCTTCTCAACGCACGCTCCACGGTCCAACACGAAAGACGGTCACTAGCATCTGACAAATCGACAGTTGCTAGTCTCCTATCTCGTGAAGCTTGAAGAACCAGATCGTTAGATTTGGTCTGATCATGTAAGTCAATAAAGAAGCCCTTAAAGTGCTTCTTAAATTGATCATTCATGAAACTCAAGATGCTCTGCTGACACCACTGATGTGATGCCGGTTCGGCAGCAATGAGCCTAGGACCTTTCATAGTCTTAGGGACACAAATCAATCTGCTAGCCAGTTCATGGTTAACAGGACGATCCCGATTGTCCCCTGCAGTTCTACCGCAGAGGTCAAAGGGAAAGAGTCGTTCAAGCTTATCCGACCAGAATGGAAACTGGGATTTCTCCCAGTTTTTCATTCTTTCGGAAACAGCACCGGGTCCATGTTTGAATCCGATACCTTGACCTTCTGACTCCAGATCAACAGCACGTTGATGAGGGTCAAAGAAATCAAAGGTACCGCCAACGAGGTCAGCGATTTGCTGAAGTCGTTGGAGGAGATCCTGATCACTCTTTCGGGTATCCGAACTTCCTGAGTCTCCTCTTTCGAAGAGGTCGGGTTGATTCGGGTTCCTAGGAGAGCAATCGAAGGCTTGCACAAAGTGCAAACTATCGATGCGATCATCGGGATCCAAGTCATCAGAGTACCATTGTAAAGAGGGTGCTCTGAGGTCTCGTTCGACCACATGGTAGTTCTCCAAAACCGTTTGAATACGGTCATAAGAGCACTCCACTTCTAGCTTCTTTCCTAGCAGAAATAACTGCCTTAGAAAGAATATGCTAGTCGGGTCGGCATCCTGAAGCAAACATGCATGCCTGTCAAACACGCGTAGCCAAAGTCCCGAGAATAATCTCGGCACTTGAACTCTCTTGGAAACCCTCTTAGATAGAGGGCCCTCGAGCGTAAGACGCCCTTCCTCCAATCCTCTAAGAAGTAG